CACATGCTGTAGCCCCAATATTAGCATCTGCGATTAACTCATGAAAAGCTCCAAATCCATTTTCATCTAATAGATAAACTATTATAGAGTAAGGGTAATACCCAGCATTGGTGCCTCCCATATACCCATTATAACTAGCAGGGTGACCCGCACTATTTATAGTTTCTCCTAACGGAAATTCAAACCAGTATCTAGTCCCACTAGGGTTATCTACACATATTGGATTGCAATTATTATGTATAACTAAACTTCTTTGATTAATCAAAAACATATAATCATCATCAACAGGAAGTAAAACTCTGTCGATAAATATATTATCACCCACCTGTCCTTTATAAGTTGTATTCACAGATGTCTCAACAATTAATGTTCGTAAATCATCTATACGTTTTTGAGAACCCTCAAATCCTCTACCATACTTATTTCCAAATTGGTTATATCTTCCTTTAACAAATTTATCTTGAGCTTTATTAAGTTCAAAATCAATTTCTTGAGGAAGTAAATTGTCAACCTGATGGGATGCAATTTTTTGCACCCCCAGGTTAACAGCTATATGCATTTGTGCTACATTCATTAAATAATCACTTCTTTAAGCTTTGCTCTTAATGTTGTTAATGTTCCAGAATTCTTTTTGTCTTTCATATACACAATAGTATCTTCTGTTGTTTCACCAAGAACTTCATCTATAAAAATAACTTGGTTTCCAATTTTCCTTAAAACTCCAGCTGATACCATTTCTTCAATTTCAGCTTTTATCTCTAAGTTTTTATCTCTAGCCGCTTTAATAAACTTTGCTGGCTCTTTTCCTTTTAGTTCATATAAAAGTGTTTCTTTCTGATCCACATTCATATTGTCAGGTTTTGAATTTGATAATAAACGAATCAGTCTATTCATAGTTTTCTCATCATTAGAAGCTTTAATATATTCTTTATCAGCATCTTTTTTAAGTCTTACTATTTTAACTTTTTCTAATTCGTCTCTTTTAGGATCATGTAAATAAAATCTATTATTACTTACCATTTCCTCTTTAGTATTTGCACAATGAGGATGTTTTAAAACAAATCTATAAGTTAGATAATCATCTACATTATAAGGTTTATCATTTTCATCCTTACCTATTTCTAATTCAACACCTTCAAAAGGAACTTTAACGCTTAACTCAATCCAATACCTATTCACATAATGTGGCCAGTCTTGATGATCTTTGTCTACTGGTAAAATTCCTTCAAATAATTTTTTAGCTTCCTCACCTTCTACTCCTTTCAAAGGCTGTCTGCCTACAAAAACACTACCTAATCTTACCTGTGCTGCAATTCTAACAGCTTCTGGTAAATGGTCTAAAGTGTTTTCTTTTCTTCTTAACCATACTTTTCTCATAATTTAGTTCTTTTAAAGTTTTAATTAGTTGGATGTAAAGAATAACTCTCCTAATTTTGTATTCTATAAATTAAAATAGAGGGGGAATTTCACCCCCGCTACTTTAAAACTAAATATATAGACTACGATGCAACACAGTACTAGTTTCCTAGTAATGTTTCTTTATGATGCTGTACATGTAATATCTAATGATGTATCGAAACGTCTTAGTATAACACCTGCTGTTTTAAGCATGTGCACACTAGCGCCATCAATATCAGAAGCTCTAGCATTTCCTTGGTCGAAACCTCTAGGAACTACAGAACCACCAACAGCCCAACGTAACATTTCACGACCTTTTTTATTGATCATTTGTACGTTAGCTTGTCCGTCATAATTAGATTGATCTACAAACACCATTCGGTAAGACTCCATAGAGTAACCAGTTACTGGATGCTTTTTAGCTGCATCAGCAACAGGACCATGATCAAACATAGGATGCTTAACTACATTTACTGAATGCCCATCAATATGGTCATATCTAGTAAAGTAACCAGTCATTCCTAATGATCTTCCTGATCCAGTAATGAACTTACTATCAGCATTAATTGTCCAAGGTGTACCAGCACCAGTAGTGAAGCCACCTGTATAACCTTTCATAGCGTTATCAAATTCTCTCATACCACCTGTACCTGTAAACAATGTAACTTGCTTATCATTACCATCTGTCATTCCATAGAATAAATCACCGATTATATTCTTCATTTTTGTTTCTGTCATTGAAGAGTAAGAATCCTTATTAACGATTTGTTGTAAAAGACCCGGACCTGTAATTACAGGTTGAGCATTTTCATCTACCATAGTAGTTACACCTAAACCGTCATAACTTTTCTCACCATACCAATACATTAACTCACACTCTTCTTTAAATCTAAGCATGTGTGTATACTCTTCATAATCCATCCAAAGTTTAGTAGTTTTCCCACCTTTAACAGGTAAAGAAAATTCAGCTACATAATCTTTAGCATTTCCTGCGAAATGATAAGATTTTCTAACTGTACCAATTTTGTTACGAACCATACCTGGAGCAGACCAATTAGAAGCGTTACCTCTAGAAAAGTCTAACCCAACGTTAGCATACAATTGTGCCCAATTGGCACCTAATTCAAAATCTCCAGCAGCTAATCCAGATGAACCTGGTTCAACTAACTGCATAGAATACTGATATCCATTACCAATCTGTGTAGGTTCACCCATAATTCTAGCTTGAGTTCCATTTGCAGAGATTAATGTATATGGAAATATAAACCACTTATCCGGAAAAGTAAGGGTAAAAGGAGCTCCGCTTGCCCCATCACCTGAAGAAGATGCTGTTACCAGTGGACGTATATTAACTTCGTGAGTTTTTACGCGGTACTCATATTCCCATCTATCGATAGATTTAGTGTTACCAACACCCTCAGTTAACATAGTCAATGGAAATTTTCTGTCTTCTCTTCCAGCTAAGTGTGTTATAATCGGAGATAACTCAGTAGGTCTCTCCATTAAGGCATTTGCCAGACTATTTGAGTCTGTCATTTGCGCGTCATTATAATACGTTCTTAGTACTTGCATTTTTTAACATAATTTAAAGGGCCCCTATCTCCCAATTCCGGGGTTTTTAAGACCAATTTCCTAAATCTAAGTCTAAATCATCTACATCAAAATTACCTGAAGAAGCTCTCACCCCTTTCTTGGCAGTTTTTATTTTATTTGATGAAGATTTTAATCTAGATCTTAAATCTTTAGAAGCTTTGGTTTTAGCTTTTGTTGCAACAATAGATTTTATATCAAACCCTTTGAATAATAAATAATCTATTGCTAATTTCGTTTCTGTGTCTGCTTTCGTATAAGCATTATCTCTAGCAGTAGCGCCGCTCTTGTCTACAGGTTTAGATAAAAAATCAAAAAATTGAGATTTATCTTTTTCTTGGATTGTAAAACCTTTAAACTCTTTATTAGTAGTTATAGTTTCACGAACTCCATTCCAAAATTCTTTCTTACCAGCATTTTCTTTAGATAATCTTTTCTTCTTGAGCTTTCATCTCTTCC